GTCTTGGAGGAGATTGTTTTTTTGTAAGTTGTGTTTCAAAAAATTTCAATAACCATCTATCTTGTTTACCATTAGGTTTTACGTTTGCTTTTTTCCCAAGCTGTTTAATGCCTGCCATAATTCCTCCTTAATATCCTCTTTAGTTTGAGACCTAATATGAATAACATGTTCTATTCCCATATCTTTTAATTCTATATCTCTTTGCCTATCTTTTTTTCGTAAATGTCCCATTACTCCATCAGCTTCTATAACTGTACTAATTTCATCAATATAAAAATCAACAGTATATTTGTCAAATGGAGCTTGAGTTTCGTATCTAAGTCCAGTTGAATCTAAAGCTTCTGCCACTTTTAATTCTTGTTCAGTATAATCTCTAGGAAACATCATTTATTAATTGCTCCTGTAATTCTGGTTTATCAATAAAGACTTGTTTAAGACCATTCATACCTTGAGCTCTTACATCATTATATGTATACCATGATCCTGCCTTTAGGACTAAACCTCGTTCAATACCTTCTCTAATAAAACTTTCTAAAATATCTATTCCACCTTCTACTCTAAATGGAACAGAAGCGGCTTTCCAATTCTGACCACCAACTTTAGTTTTTCGTAGTCTTACTTGCATATCAAATCCAACTTTCTCACCAGATTCTTCAATCCATCCATTTCTTCTAACTTCTAATAAGAAATGAGCAAAGAAAGATTGAGCTTTACCACCCGGCATGTTTGCTAATGCAGTAGGTCCCATACTAGCTCTAACCTGATTAATGCAAATTAAAGCAGTTCCACTATGTAGACTTGGTAATAGTCTTGGTAAAGACGAATTAACAAATCTTGCTTGCCAAGCCATAGGACTAAATGAAAAATCTTCATCCATATTTTGAGCAGGGACTAAACCTGCGATACTATCTAAAATAATCACATCTACTAATCCTGTTGTTGCTAATGCTTTAATAGTGTCCATAGCTTGCTCACCACTTGTTGGTTGACTAACTAATACTTTTCCTGCGTCTATTCCACATTTTGCCATCCAATCTGCATCCCAAGATAGTTCTGTATCAATCCATGCTGCTCTACCACCTTGTTTTTGTACTTGAGCAACTATTTGTGATGATAAATAAGACTTACCAACATTAGTTGGACCGTAAATTAAAGTCATTCGTTTCTTTGGTATACCACCACCAGTCAATGTATCAAGAGCAGGTATTCCAAAAGGAATTCTACCATAGTCAAAAACATTACTATCTCCCAGCGTTAAATTAAGATTTTTATCTTTTAATAAATCTTGGATTGCTTTTTCTGCATTGTCTTTCATTCTTGTCCCCTTGTTCTAATTGCTTCTGCCCAAGCAAAATATACAGCACAGGCTTGAATAATTTCTTCATACATATGTCCATCATCTTCTTCGTAAATAGCTCTGGCTACTTCACCATTCTCTTCAGTTGCAATTACATTCCAATACTGATCAGAATGGTTAGTTTGATCTCCATACATTTTATCTTGTCTTTCTCTTTCTTTAAGAACATCTTCTAGTACTACAGCTCTAATTACTTCACTCATTTGATTCCTCCAATATTTCATCCAAACTATTATCTAATTTATCCTTTACTGTTTTAAATATTTTATCAGCATACTCTTTAGATTTATTTAATTGTTCATCTAAGGGAAGTTCAGTATCAATATCATGTATATCTACATCCATTCTTCCATATTGATTTGTACTTAGATCACCTATCCTATAAGTAAACCCTAATTTTATTCCTACTTTAGCCATTTTTATAGCCCTCCTTTTTTTTCCTGTTCTTTGTACTTTTATTACCAGTAATATCAGACCATTTAAATCCTTCTTTTTTATATGCTTCATCTGGTCGTCTAGGTATGCGTTTTAAATCTTCATATAAAGCAGGATCAGTATTCTTAGCCTTCTCTATAGCCTCATTTAATGCTCCTATGCCATATTTATCTACACAGTTTCTCCATTTTCCGGGATTGAAATGATCTTCACTTTTTGGTTTTATATAATTTTTTATTAAATTTACAGCTTCTAAATATGGAAGTTTCGTTTTTCCACCATATGCTCTTGATTCTCTTTCAGTTTTTGCTCTATGATGTTTAAGACATAATAGTTGACATACTTTCATCTCTTTTACAATTCTTGATATGCTTCCCTTTTGAATTATCTGACTCATTTCAGATTTTTTATTTTTAGCATCTATATGATCAAATTCCAACCATGAAATTTCCGGACCTGTATAATTTTTCCTCCTAGGATTTCCATTAGTTTTTATTACTTCACCTGTATTATAAATTAAATAATATCCCCCTTCATCATCTTTTTGTCTATCTCTATTAAATGCATAATATGAAATGGGTCCTACTACGTCACATCCGGCAGCTTCACAACCTCTTGGACTTGTGTTACCATAGTGTTCTTCCCATGCAGTTATTTTTTTTGCGAAACGATGTACTCTCATGTGCCCATTTGTTTTTTCTAAGGTACCATTTTTATTAACTTTATAGTCCATGTTCCACAAATCATATGGTAACTTGTCTTTATACTTGTCATAAACTTCATCTTTATATTTAAGTTTATAAGTTTTTTGAGATGTACCATGATGATTAATATATGTACTTTCAACATTAAATTTATTATTATTTTTCATTTTTTATAACCCCTTTCTTTTCTTAACTTTTGGATTAATCTTAAAACTTCTGGATTTGAGATTAATCTAATATTTTCATGCTTCATATCAAAATCACCATTAGGTAGTTTTGGATAATCATCACTTTTAATTTTTTCCAATAAATATTCTTTATGGGTAATATTACATTTACTACATTCACCAGTTATAAATCCTTGAGGGGAATCAGGGGCACGTCTTTCTTTAAAAATAAAATAATGAGGATTACAAGTAAATTCCTCTAAAGTTTTCATACCATCATCAGTATCGATATAACTATTACTTTTAGACTTCTCCATTTTTTATTAGCTCCTTAGCTATTAGCATATCTATGTATTGTTTTGCTTTCTTTAAATCTTCAATTCCATTTTTTTGTTTCCATCTAGTTATATATTTTATTACATTACCTTCTGCAAAACCTAAATTGTTATCATGAATGTAATCAAAAGGTTGAATAGCAAGATTATAATGCTCAGGATCTATATCACTGTCAAGATCTGTTAATCCAACTTCAATATCTGCCATCTTATATTTATTATTATATAAATTTGCTGCCTCTTTCTCTTGTTTAATATGTTCTGCATCAGCCATTTCTTTTCTCTTTTTTTCAACTAAATAGTCTAATGGATCATGATTCATTTTGTCTACTCTTCCTTAATTTATTTAATTTCTTTTGTTGACGTTCTACACTTTTAGGTTCAAATTCTAAATGTTTTCTATAAGTTTCTAGAATACCTTCTTTTTGAACTTGTTTTGTAAAACGTCTTAATAATTTTTCAAAACTTTCGTCTTTTTTTAATTTAACTTCCATATTAGCTCCAATCTATACTATGTACTAATTCTTTTTCTTTTGCTGGTTCCTCAATAATAAAACCAATCTTATCGTTTTCAGGTTCAACCCAATTTAATTTATCATAATCTTCTTTAACTGCCCATGATGGATTACATAATTCTATATCCACCTCTAAAGGTATACCTAAAGAATTCTCAATTAATAAATCTCTTATTAAGGAAGGTAATTCATCTATTTCATCTTTATGAATCTCACAAATTATCTCATCATGTACTTGCAACAATAGATTACTTTTATAATTTTGTAAAAGCTTATGTACTTCTATCATTCTTTCATTAAGAATATCAGCACTTGTGCCTTGTACAAGATAATTTATTCCTTTATAACCTAAATTTCTAGGTATTTGGTAAACCCTACCATATTTATTCCTTATCTGCCCCACTCGTTCTACTTTTTTGACGACTGCATTAAAGAATTCTCTTGAACCCTTAATCCCATCAAAGTATCTTTTCTTATAATTAGATGCTTCTTGAGCAGGGACACCTAATTGTATACCTAATTTTTGATTTCCTATACCATAAATAGTTCCAAAAGTAATACTTTTTGCAGTTTGTCTAAACATTTTAAATGTATCATCATCTTCTGTAACATTAAATGCTAATTTTGCAGCCTCTCCATGAAAATCTACATTAGATTTAGTTAACATTTGATTAACTTCCTCATTTCGTAGATAACTTAAGAATACTCTTACTTCCATTTGTGAATAATCAAAAGAAACTAACCAATAATCATCTCTTGGAACAAATAAATTTCTAATTGATATCTGTCCTTCATTAGATTTATCGAAAGATTCATCTCCAACAAACGTCCAAGTGTTTAAAACCTCATCACTTAATCCTTCAACCCTACTTGTTTGACCTTTTGCGGCTAATGTTGCATTAATTCTACCTTTTAATTCTTCTTTATCAGTTTCAGTTAATTCTTTATCTATTAAATTAAAGTGGTTTCTAGGAATATTCTGTAAATTAGGATTCCTAGAAGATAATCTACCTGTTAAAGTACCCCAATTACAAAAAGTTGTATGTAGTTCATTCTTTACTAAAAAAGGTTCTAAATACGTAGATCTC